ATGACAGGCGTATAGAGAAAGCAAAGAAAGCACGTGAGAAAGCATTAAAGGACTATGAGAAAGAATGCTATCAAGCTATTGAGAAATATATTCCTAAGGTTCTTAAGGGTAAGAACTGGAACGAGAAACTTAAGAACTTCAACAGAGATGGTATTGAGATATCTTCAGATGATTGGAAAGAGTTGTATGCTCTGTCTAATAAAGAAGTCTTACCAGGCAACTATACATATCAAGATGTCTTCGCATTGAATGGTCCGGGCTATGGAAGACGTTTAGATGGAACTTGGGGAAGTCTTAAAGAGTATCCTGAGAAGCCTCTGCTGTACATTAGAACGAGAGTCTTGAATGATATGAAAGGACTCCCAAGTGATGCTGATATGCTCTACATAGATAAAGAGTATATTCATACGACTAGAGGAGTTACTATCAAAGATACTGCAGGACTTGTCAGAAAACTACTTAAGAAATTCGTTGCTTGTAAGACTAACAAGGAACGTGAAAAGTTCGTTGGGTTGCATGTAGGGAGCTACATCATCCGCGAATGGAACCCGAAGCAGCATTATCTGCAAATTGGCTGTCACAGGTTCTACTTAAAAACATTAAAAGAATTTGCAGACTTTATAAAGAAAGGAAAATAGTACTATGAAAATCACTAAAACTCAAATCGACTACTTGGACAGACGCTTATCCGATATCTTTGACGATAAGGTAAAAGCTTTTAAAGCTGCGCAAGGTACATACACTAGTGAACAAAAGTTTGCTGATATCTATACAGCGATTAAGACTGGTAAGATTAAATTAAGACCTAAAGCAGATGTGATAAAGAATGCAAGGAATTGGCCAGAGCTCCGTGATTTCTATGATCTGTCTAGCATTGATAAGAAAGCTGATGAGCTTGATGAAGCTATCGGTGATTATCGTGACAAACTTCGCAAGGCTAAGACAGAAATAATGGATAAGGTTGTCTTGTCAGATCTGATGATTGAAGAAGCTGTTGCAGAGTTCAAGAAGTTGTAACTAGATATAGCAGTACTTTTAGAGAGTGTTAAGATATTTCTTGACATTCTCTTTAAAGTATGCTATGAGTATCTTGAAAGGAGATAAAAATAATGACAGTTCTGTACTATGATGAACCAAGACTTAGAGAGGAAGAGGATACGGCCCTCATATGCCCTTGGTGCTCTGGGATTATTGACGAGAGAAAGTTGGAGTTTGATCCGGACTCTCTAGAGATTGACAAGTCTGGTGTACTGTATCATGCCGAGTGCTGGAAGGAGTATCAAGAGTATATTAAAGAGTAGTCAATGGCCTCCGCAATGCCCCTATGGGGCTGAAAGGTTAAGCTCTTTAATACCAAATGTTGTGAATATAAACTTAGGAGGCCACCTCAATGCCTGTTCGGGTTTGTTTTCGTTTCCCTGTGCAGGCTCCTTATGGGATCTGTCTCTGCCCTCTGAAGAAGTGAGACGTATACGAAAGGAAAAATAAAATGAGTAGAAACATTAAAACTGTGGAGTGCTTAAAGAAGCATGGTGGCAAGATTGTCAAAGTTATCTCAGACAATGGCTCTGTCTTTGAAGCTACTGTTGAGATCGATAGACTTGGCGAGCCAGTCCTGTACACCACCTCTGATTTTGCTGAAGAAGATGATTACTGGTGGCCTTCTCCATCTCATTGTGGGTTTGGACATCACTGTTCAAGGGACTTTCAAATCACGAAAGAGTTGAGGAGCCTTACATTACTTCCAAGTCGTAAAAAGAAAAAGGGTAAGCTCGTTGAAGAGCAAGAAGATACTCGTAAGACTATCTTGGACATGACTGTTAAAGAATTGTTGGAGAAACTTCATGAACTTATTATCAGTAAGTAATGACGCAAAGACAGTTAAAGGAGAGAAGAAAGGGTACTTAACAGGTATCCTTTACCTTGCTCCTACAAGTGTTCTTTGTCCGGCATCCTCTAAAGGCTGTAGGAGAGCTTGTCTCTTCTCTGCAGGAAGGGGTAGGTTTAACTCTACAATCTTAGCAAGAAAGAGAAAGACCCAGATGTTCTTGAAAAGTCGTGACAAGTTCATTGCACTTCTTGAACATGACATCTCTATGCTTATTGCAAAGTCTAAAAAGAGAGGTATGATCCCTTGTGTACGCATCAACGGTACTTCTGACATTGACGTACAAGATGTCTTTGCAGGGACTCTAAAGAAGTTCAAGGACATACAGTTCTATGACTACACAAAGGTCTGGTCTAGGTCTGTTAAGTTCCCTAACTATCACTTGACCTATAGCAGGTCTGAAGATACATCTTGGGAGTCTATCGCTGACAAGCTTGATAAGGGTTGCAATGTTGCCATTGTCTTCAAAGGAGATGTTGAGTATCTTAAGTACATGACAATCGGTGGACGTGACTATCCGGTCTCTTTAGGTGATGATACAGACTTGAGATTTCTTGATGAGCCTGGGCACATAATTGCTCTGACTGCTAAGGGAAAGGCCAAGGATGACAAAACTGGATTTGTTGTGGAGGTATAGATGACTTGCTTCAGACTGCAGAACGGGGAGACACTTCGAAGATACTGCATCAGGACTGGCAACAGCTATCATACGATGGTGAGTCGTATAAATGCCATGGGAATAACACCTGATCAGGCTGTGAAGTTGTCTCCTATTAAACCAAAGGGTATCCACAAGGCTTTTGGAGAGCCTTTGAAGAAGGTATGTAGGGATACTGATCAGAACTATGAGTCAGTACTGTATCATATGAAAAGGTACTGCTGTACTCCAGAACTAGCATTGGAAAGGGTAAGCTTTATGAGATATTGGAATGAAAGACGTGAACAAGAACTAAAAGAACAAGCAGAACTCGATAGAATTGAGGAGATGCGTAGAACAGCAAAGGATATTGAAGATGAATGTACAACAGATGACGATGTTGACTGAGATGATAGCGAGAGCTAACGAGGCTGGTGTGCTCATTACAGAGAACACTCCAAAGATAGCTGCAGCTAGAATAAGAATGCACAGGGATATAACAGTCTGCCCTTGTGCTCCTGATGACAAAGACAGAGGCTGCATATCTGCCAAGTGTCTCAGAGAGATTAAAGAGACTGGAACTTGCCATTGTAATTGTTTCAAAAGAAAGGAGTAAAACATGCGGCAATACTTAAAAGACTTAGAACCTGAAGAGGTTATCGATAGGCTGAACCGAGGGGAGAGAGTTTACTACATAGATACTCGTGATAAAAAGTTCTCTTATAAGGTCTATAAAGGTATGACTATCAGGTACGACGAGGATGGTGAAGTTGATGGATACGGTAGAAGTATTTACAGTACTGGAGAGTGTTACTTTGAGGATAAAGCTGATGAGATCAGACTAAGACCTGGAAAGCGTTACAAAACTCGTGATGGTCGTATAGCTGTAACAACTGCTGTATATGATGGTTCCTGGATTAAAGGCTTTATAGTAGATAAGAATAACTCAGTCTTGACAGTATCTTGGAAGGAGGATGGTCTGTTCTATGGAGAAGGTACCTCAGATCCTAGAGACATTGTAAAGGAGCTTGACTAATGTTTAAGATAAACTACAAAGGAGATGTACCAGACTCCGATAAGAAAGTACTTGACAAGTTTGTTAAAAAGGAGTATAAGGATGACGTTCCACTTCCTTTTGCTACTGTTGTACAACTTATAAATGGAAATAGGTATTCTTACACACCTGCAGAGGATGAAATAACCTTTGAAAGGATTGTCAAATGGCCTTGATAGATTGGTATGCTAGTAGACTGGACGTGTATCAGGATTGTTACCACGATCTCCGGTTTACTCTTGCACTCCGAGAGCACTCTGATCCAGCAGAGACCTTGGATAAGTTGAAAGAAATACTGGATAGAACTGAAAAAAGATTGGAGGAGATAAGACATGCTGACGTTCATTAAGAACCTGATCAAGCGTATCAAAGTCGCTGCCTACATCTTTGATATTGTTGAAGGAGCTCGTGCAAAGAACAAGAAGGGCCCCCGATACAACTACAAAGAGATTGGCAAGGCTATTGTAGATATCGTAGCTTAGAAAAGATTGGAGGGTAGCTTTTGCGGCCCTCCTTTATAACACTGAAAGGAGACAAAATAATGTTTAATGAAGAGTTTGAAAATGCTCTAATAGATTCTATCAAAGAGGCTGTGGATAACAGTGCAGTAGATATCTTGAGTGATATGGTTTCAGATAATCCTGATTGGTGGTCTGCAAAGATTAGAGAAGTCTTTGAAGAGACTATAACGAAAGCTCTAAAGGATGATAGGTTTGTCAAGCAGACTGTATCAGACTTTTTGAGTGATTACCTGAATGAAATAGACCTTCAAGTTATGGCTTCAGAGATTCTTGAAGATCGTATCAAGGATGCTATTATTGACAAGTTAGTTGTTGAGGTTAAGAAATGACAAAGACTATCAAGATTAAAAAGTTCATAGAAGAACTTCAAAAGATATCAGACATCTTTGGAGATATACCTGTGGTTCTATCAAGAGATGAAGAAGGTAACGCATACAGCACTATGGATCCCAGTAACAACTTCTCTGTGACTTGTACAGCAGTTGATAGAGGTGTCCTTATCCTGTATCCGTATAAAGAGTATGTAGAGATTGAGGAGATTATTGAATGAAACAGATAATAAAAGAGTTATTAAAGCGTGATGACTTTGTTCAAAGTGTTGCTGAAGAAATGGGTCAAGCACTTGCAAGAAACAAAACAGAAGACTCTATGTTTTCTGAAGATTGGAATGCAGAGTTTTTTGAAACATTACAAGAAACTGTGAATAAGCGAGTACAAGAAGAAGTAGATCTCTATATGAAGCAATACGATATAAAAAGACTTGTTGATACTACTGTAAGATCTTATATCGTTAAGAGCATTTCTGATGTATTAGGGAGGAACAATGAGTAATTTTATCTGCCCAGAATGTGGAATGACTAACATAGATTGTGGTTGGGATGGTTATAAAACGCCAAAAGAAATTGGACTGGAAAAGAAAGTCCATATCTTAAATGAGGCAAATATGAAACTTGAAAATGAGTTGGGGCATTTTGCTGACCTCAGCAAAAAGGTAGAACGCTTACAGAAACAACTTGAAATTGCCACAAAGGCATTGAAATCTTTTATCCCAGATGACCTAACTGATGGTGGTTTTGGAGAAATGTATGAAAGCGTTATTAGGGATTGTGAAAAAGCCCTAAAAGAAATGGAATGTGTAAAATGATTAAAATTGTATGTGCTGCTGTAAAACTTGGATATTTAGTAATTCCTTGCATTAGACATTGGGATGAAAATTGTCATAGAATAGCTGAAAACGTTTTTGGTGCTGGTAGAGTTCGTTACATGTTAAAAGATGGGCAAGAGGTTCAGGGGTTTCTTGATAACAAGGGTAGGTTTTACGATAGAAAAGAAGCTGCAGAAATCTATAACCAGTATGCAGAAAATAAAGTAGGTGAATTGTTGTTTAGTGAAGATTTATATTAAGGAGATTGTAAAATGACTGAGTGGGAAATATCAGATATTGAAGAGCCAGTCTTTGCAGTGTCTGCTAAGTGGTTGATAAACCTACGGAAGCTTATACTAGAAGGTAGATTCATAGAAGCTTTAAAGGAAATTGAAAGGTTTAGAAAATGGTAGAAAGTTCTCTAGTAAAAGCTCATCAGCCATGTCCAGACTGCGGAAGCTCTGACGCTTTGAGTGTCTACACAGATCATACATACTGCTTTAGTTGCTCGAAGAGACGTTGGAATAATGGCAGAGTTGAGATAGACCACAGCCCATATGAAAGGAGAGAAGAGAGAATGGTGGAGATTGTAGAGTCCGGTAAGATCAGGGAGATAGCTGATAGGTGTCTCACTGAAGAGACCTGTAGAAAGTTTGGAGTGAGGAGTCTTGTCAAGGAACATAAGATATCTAAGCACTACTATCCATACTATTCAAAGAGCGGAGAGAAGGTTGCTGAGAAGACCCGGATAGTGGACACTAAACAGTTCTTTTGGAGTGGCTCTCAAGATAATTTGCAACTCTTTGGAGCTCAGTGTCAGCCTACAACAGGAAGAGCTGTTGTGGTGACAGAGGGAGAATGCTTTAAAGGGGACACCTGTGTCTTGACAAGAGACGGCTGGGTGAGACTAGATGAGTGGTCTGGTCAGGATGTGTTGCAGGTTACTGAAGAAGGTTCTTCATTTGTTCAGCCTCTTGCATATATCAACAAACCCTACGACGGGACCATGTACACAGTTGGTAGAGTACACTATAATATCTGCACCACTCCAGGGCATAACCTTGTCGTAAAGGACAAGAAAGGTCGTTGGCAGAAGATCAAGATGAAGGATCTGACGACATACCAAAGAAATGTTCCTGTCTTTACAAGTTATTCAGGAGAAGGCATAGGGTACTCTGATAACCTCTTGCGTATTCTTGTAGCCATTTCTGCAGATGGTACGATAGATGTCAGATCAGGCGGTAATAAATATGTCAGAATATCTTTTCTAAAAGAGCGTAAGATAGAGCGTATGAGGTCTCTGCTAAGGTCTGAGAAGATTCCTTATCATGAAGGAGTTCATCAGAGTGGACACACCTGCTTCTGTTTTAGATGTTCAGAGGCTTTCAAAGAGTTTCCTATGTCTTGGATTAGTTCTTTAGACTTTAGACAGAGATTATTAGTGCTTGATGAGTTACAGTATTGGGATGGTCACAAGCCTAAGACACGCAATCAAATAGAGTACTATACAAACTCATACAATAATGCGGTCTTTGTACAGACTTTAGCAGCTACTTCTGGAATATATGGAGGGATCTGTATAAAGCACTATAAGAACTCTAAGTGGTCTGATGGATATACAGTAAGAATCTGTTATGATCAGAAGCACTCCACAATATCCTCAGAAGAGAGGGCAGAAGAGCACTATACAGGGCGTGTGTACTGCTTACAAGTTACTTCAGGGATGTTGTTAGTGCGAAGCGGAAAGAATATCAGTGTGTGTGGGAACTGCGATGCGATGTGCCTTTGGCAATCTCTAGGAGGAAGAACAACAGTAGTAAGCATACCAAACGGTTGCAAGAGCTTTAAAGCCATCAAAGATAACTATGAGTACCTGGATAAGTTTGACAGCATAATCCTGTGCATGGATGGAGACAAGGCTGGTAGAGAAGCTTCTGAAAAGATGGTTCAGTATCTTCCTCAGAAGAAAGTAAAGCTTATGAAAATGCCTGAGGACATGAAAGATCCTAATGAGTTCTTGAAAGCTGGTAAGGTTCAAGAGCTTGTAAATCTTTACTGGAGGGCTGAGCCATATACTCCAAAGGATATTGTCAATATCTCACAGATGTATGATAGAGTCAGAGATTATAGAAAGTCTCACCAATACATTCCAACTCCTTGGACAGGGCTTAATGAGATGCTACAAGGCACAAGACCTGGACAAGTTGTTGTATTGGCTTCAGGATCAGGACAGGGAAAGAGCTTGTTCTTAAAGACCTGGATGATGCACCTAGTCAACACTACAGATGTCCATATAGGAACTCTATATCTTGAAGAGACTCCTGAAGAAACTGTGTTATCTCTCATGTCTCAAGTGGCTGGAAAAAATCTAAAGAAGAACTTTATATACGATGCTTGTACACCTGAAGAGTTGAAAGAATACTTTGATAGAGTTGGTGCAGGTTCTAGAATAGATTTGTTCGATCCTATAGGAGACACAAGTCCTGAATATATTTGTAATAAAATCAGATACATGGCTGTTGTAAGAGATTGTAAATACATCGTGCTTGATCATTTGACTTTTGTCGCAGAGGCAGAGGATGATGTTAAAAGATCTCTTGATAAGCTTATGAACAGTCTCCACAAGATAGCTGTAGAGTTGGGCTTAGTAGTTCTTTGTGCATGTCACTTAAGAAAATCTGCAAACTCTGCTAAATCCGCAGAGGAAGGCGGTAGAATTACATTAGCAGACTTGAAAGACTCATCTAGCATATATCAACTATCAGATGTTTGTCTAGCATTAGAGAGAAACTCTCAAGATCCTGATCCAGATAAGGCCAATACGACTCTGATAAGAGTTTTGAAGTCTAGAGATTTTGGAGAAAAGGGTCCATCTACTGCAGTATTTTATGAGAAAGATACTACGAGGCTTATTGAGGTTGGACTTGATGATGCTCCACAAGACACTTCAATGGAGGATCTGAATGATTAGAAAATCCTGTGTGAGACTTGTATTGCCATATACAACCTCCAAAACCCAGTCCTTTGGAGATCTGTATAAGTCTATACAGTATTATAACTGTAAAGTAACTTTACTTAGAAAAGAAAAAGGAGAAAAAGAAAAGATGTTGTTATTATAGCACTTGTCAAGACCTTTGTCAAGAACTTTTTTTGTACAGAAATTGACAAAATCAGGTAAAGCATTGTAAAGACTACAAAAACCGTATGAAAAATAATTTACTTTACAAAGCGTTGAAGATGTGCTATAGAGATTACATGAGTTACTCTTGTGACACCTCACTGGAACAATACGGCAATCAGCAGTGTCGATACATCGGATGCAGAAAGTCACAAGAGGTCCGCATAGGTACTGTAAAAATCCGATGGACTGCTGAACAATGCTCTCGTAGCATAAGGGATAGTGCACCGGTCCTCTAAACCGGCTATACAGGTTCGAGTCCTGTCGAGAGTGCCATAACAATTTGAAAGGAAACACTATGAGAGACTATAGATATACCTTTACATATCAACACGGTGATAATGTCTACACACTTGTATGCAGTGCTGAAATAACCATGGACGATCTTAAGCGTGAACTTATGTACTTCTTGAGAGGTTGCTCTTGGTCTGAAGAGCAGACAAAGTTCTTAGAGACTGAAGAAGATTCGTAGCAAAAAGTGTTAAAGGGGGTAAGATGTTTTTATGGGTCTGGTTAGTTCTTGTTATAATCTGTATAGTGAAGGAGTGATGTACAATGGTTGTAATAGATATAGAATGTGATGACTTAAGAGCTACAAAGATCTGGACATGTTGCTGTTATGAGCCAGACACAGACTCTTTCAAGATCTTTCACGAAGACACAAAGGCAGACTGTAAATCCTACTTAGAATCTCAAGAGCTTGTAGCAGGTCATAACATAATCTCCTTTGATTTACCAGTTCTTAAGAGACTCTGGGATGTTAAAGTGTCTGTAAAGAATGTCTATGATACCCTTGTAATGTCTCGTCTAGCAAACCCTAAGAGACCCTCTGGACATTCTCTAAAGGAATGGGGGAACACTCTAGGAGTCTATAAAGATCACTTTGAAGACTGGACACATTGGTCTCAAGAGATGGAAGACTACTGCAGACAGGACTGTGTAGTCTGTTATGCAATCTATAAGAAGCTACAGCAGGAGCTCCAAGGGTTCTCACAGCTCTCGCAGGATATTGAGCATAGATCTCAATGGTTGCTTGCTGAACAACACTACAACGGCTTCTTATTGGATATGGAGAGTGCTGTAGCTCTGAAGAACCAGATGATGTCTGAGTACTTTCCTCTGATTCAGAAGCTTCAACAGGCCTTCCCACCTAGAAAGACCCTTGTAGGGCAGTATAAAGCCCGTAGAAAGCAGGATGGGTCTTTAACAGCAAAGTCTGCAGAGATCATTCAAAGAGATTGCATAGAGGCTACAGAGACTCCTGACCTGTACAATGTGTATGAGTACAAAGAGTTCTTGATAGACAGCCCTCAAGAGATTCGTGAAAGAATGGCACCGTATTGGCATCCGGTAATCTGGAATAAGCCTACGAAGACAGGAGCAGTTACTCCAAAGGTCTGTGATGAGAACCTTGAGACGGTTGGAGAGGATGCACCAGAAGCCATTAAAGATATCGTAAGATGCAAGATCTTGAAGAGCAGATCAACTCTTGTTCAGTCTTTTATAGATGCTTGTTGGGAAGACAGTAGAGTTCATGGAGATGTTATAAGTGTTGGTGCAAGCTCTAACAGAATGGCTCACAGAAACCCAAACACAGGTAACATCCCAAGCTCAAAGAGTCTGTATGGAAAGGAATGTAGAGCCTTGTACATAGTCCCTCAAGGAAAGAAACTGGTAGGCTGTGACGCTTCAGGCATTCAGTTAAGAGCTCTTGCACACTATGTTAAGGATGCTGAACTGGTTAAACAGATCCTTGAGGGCGACATCCATGTTCATATGGCCAAGATCTATGGACTCCTCAAGCTTGATGATGTGTATGATGAGAACATTAAAGAGATGAAGAAGGCTCGTTCAACCGGAAAGACAATCACATACGCAATCTTGATGGGTGCAGGAGCTACAAAGATTGGACAGATCCTTGGAGGAGATGCAAAGCTGGGCCAAAGAACGATGGACAGGCTTGCTGAGGGTATTCATGGCTGGTCAAGGTTCAAAGCCCAGATAGACTTAAGAGCTAGGATAGGTCATTTCAAAGCCTTGGACGGTCGTAGAGTGTCCTTACCAAATGCTCATAAGGGTATGTCTTTCTACCTTCAAAGCTTTGAGCAGGCTGTTGTAAAGTGGGTAATGTGGACAGCCTACAGGAGAGCTAAGAAGGCTGGTATAGATTTCAAACAGGTTGCTGTTGTGCATGACGAGGTTCAGTTAGAGGTTGAAGAAGCAAGAGCTGAAGAGATTGGTAAGATCTATCAGCAGTGCTTTAGAGATGCTGGAGTATTCTTTCATACGTTCTGTCCTTTGGAGGGGGAATATAAGATTGGAAATAACTGGGAGGAATCCCACTAGAGATTCTACAGTCTAAAAACTGTAGATTTGTCTTGACAAAGACATTAAATTTTGTTATATAGTAACTGTAAAACTAAAATAGTCTTGAAAGGAGACACAAAATGGAAAATGTAGTAGTAAAGAATGTTAAGCTCAAATGGGCTTTCTTGGCTGAACCGAACACAAAAGGTGACTATGCTTCTGGAAAGTATGAAGTCTCTGTAGTGTTGACTGAGGAACAGGCAGATATGATCAGAGGTAAGATCAATGCTCGTCAAAAGATCAAGAAAGACAAGGAAGGGGATACTGTACTGACTATCAAGTCGTCTGTTCAACCTCTTGTTGTGGGCCCTTCCGGCATTCAGTACACGCATGACGAGCTCAAGAAGGTTGGTAACGGTACTGTTGCAAATGTCCGTATCAACATCTTTGAGAATCGTGGAATGACGTTTGCAGGTATTGGTGCGATCAAGATCAAAGACTTGAAAGAATACGTCAGTAGAGCTGATACATCTGACTTAGATGATGAAGATTCTGCTCCGTCCTCTCTTGGTGATTTAGAAGACGATGAGTAGAAAGAACATAGACAGTCTGGTTAAGGACATCTACAAGTACCTTGAGAGCTATACTGCTGTCACCCCTGAGCAGTCTGCGGAGCTTGCCTTACTCCTTTCTCAAGTTATCTGTGATAAGCTCTCAGCATATCGCAAGCCAGCACTGTCTATGTCTTGTATAGGACATCCTCAGAGGAAGCTGAAGTTAGAGATCCAGAAGCCTATAAAGCCTACTGGAAAGCAACGTCTGAGGTTCCTATACGGAGATATTTTAGAGACTCTACTGCTGTGGTTAGCTAAACAAGCTGGTCATACTGTAGAGGATCAACAAAAGACTGTAGAGATTGACAAGGTCAAAGGTCACATCGATGCGATCATTGACGGAACTCTTGTCGATGTTAAGAGCTGTTCTCCTCAGTCTTACAAGAAATTCGCAAGTGGCACTCTTCCTTCCAGTGACCCTTTCGGATATCTAGCACAGATCAGTGGCTACAGGACATGCTTAAAAAAAGACAAAGCAGCCTTCTTAGCTGTTGATAAGGTCTCTGGAGACTTGTGCGTGTATAAACCAGATCCAGACTTTGATTTGCCAGACCCTCACAAGGTTATTGAAAGAGCCAGAGAGGCTGTCTGTGCAAAGAGTCACCTGGATCTACCTTCTTGTGAAGAGCCTGTTCCGGCTGGAAAGTCTGGTAACATGAAGCTCTCAACAGGATGCAAGTACTGTGCATACAGAGACCGGTGCTGGCCTAGCTTAAGAGTATTTTTATACAAGACAGGACCCGAGTATTTTACAAAGGTTGTGAAGGAACCTTCAGAAAAAATAAAGGAGATTACTAAATGAACACACTGAAGAATTGGAACGATTGGTGCAATGATAAGATTCTGCTGACTTCTGCAGATACTGAAAAGGACTTGATCATCTCTCCCAATGCTATCTTAGGCATTGAAGGTGGTGCAGAGTCCACGATCTTGCATCTGGTTGATGGTATCATCGTAGAGGCCAAAGAGGATGTTGAAACGATTCTGGGATATATTTCAGAGTTGATTGTTGCGTCCAATGCGCGCCGAGAAGCTGCTGCAAAAGCCCAAAGAGAACAATACGAGGCCTTGCAAGCAGCTGCTAAAGAAGATGCTAAGGCTTCGGAGGGCTAGCTCTACCAGCCCCTGGAGGAATCTGGGGGCTTTCTTTTAAAGACATAGGGAGACATACATGAAAAAGAGATTTCTAGTCTTCTCAGATCTCCACATAACTCCTAAAGGATATGACACAAGGATCCTTAAGGAGATTCAACATATGATACAGAAATCTTTACCGGATTATATCGTATGTACTGGAGATCTCGGAAGCTTTGATAGTCAGAACAGACTAGTGAGGGATAGAGGGAACTTCTCAGTAGCTGATGAGCTTACAATGGTCATGACATACATTGAGAGCTACATCGTAAACACCGTCAGAAGAATCAGAGAAGAGCAGAGAAGGTCTAAAAAGAGAATGTACAGACCCCGTATCGTGTTCTGCTTAGGCAATCATGATGCGTACGTTACAGATGCTCTTACACCCATGTTAGAGTCTTTGGGTATTGAAGTAGTTCAGCATAGGGACTACATCAGCCTTGAAGGGATCTTGTTCAGTCACACGTTTGATAACGGGATATCTGGACAGGCTTGTGTAACAACTAAGCAGATCCTTGATAACACCTTGATGAGGTCTGTGTCCGGGCATTCACATGTCCGTAGCATTACTGAGCAGAGGGATGCAAATGGTCACAAGGTCTTTGCAATCAAGATGCCTTGTGCGACCATGTCAAAGCCCCAGTGGGCTCTGCAGTCCTCTTTAAAGTGGGACAGAGGGTATCTGTGTCTCACTGTTGATACTGATTCAGACTGGTTCCAGTACACTTTCAGGGAGGTACAGGATGGGTGAGGAATTTGACTTCTTTACAAAGGTTGAAGACAGCTACTCTATTGAAGACATCTTAGAGATTATTGGTGTCTCTGTGGAGCAGCTTCTTAAGTACTACCTAAGAGATCTGGTCTTGGCACACAGAGGAGACTTTGATGTCTGATAAAGTCTACGTAGGGATTGACCCGGGTGCTAAAGGGGCTATTGCTGTCATTGCAGGAGACCTGGTCCTCATTCAAGACATGCCAAAGCCTGAAGAAGCTCTTGGGATTTTTAAGAGAGCACAGCCAGTGGACTGTAAGGTTGCTATTGAGCAGGTTCATCCTCTTCCTGGACAATCCTGCATAGCATCTTTTACGTATGGAGAGAACTTTTTACTTGCTTTTTTGCTCGCTTTGTGGTATAATATAGCTCCTGTAATGGTTTCTCCTCAGAAGTGGAAGAAGCATTACGGACTTAAGAAGAATGCTGATGAGACAAAGTCAGAGTACAAAAGGAGATCAGTAGAGAAGGCTAGGGAGTTGTTCCCACAAGCTGTTGATCTTCTCAAGGCCTCTAAAGATGGCAGAGCAGAAGCTCTTCTTATTGCAAACTGGTTGAGGGAACAGGATGCTGAATGACACTGAAGAGTTGTTAAGGATCCAAGAGAACTGTGCAGACTTTCTGCAGATCATTGCGGAGAAGATGAACAGAAAACCTCAAAAGAACTCGATGACTCTTAGAGAAATCTATCAGAATCACTTTATTAACATCAATGAACAAGTCTTAGGGAGAATTTACAATGACAGACAAAGAAATCTTAGAAGCAAATCAAAGCGCAAGACAACCTGTTGAGTGCTGGACCCGTGTTATGGGTTATTTCAGACCTGTATCAGGTTACAATAAAGGCAAGAAGAGTGAATTTGAAGAACGTGTGTGGTTTACAGAATCCCACATATGTCCTTGTACTAGAGATTCTGAACAGGTGGCTGCATGATTAGAGAAGCTGTGTTAGAGAAAGCAAAGAAAATTGTTACAGGTGCTAGACAAACTGCGTACGGTTCTCCAGAGGACTGTTTTTCCACTATTGCAAATCTTTGGGGGTCTTACCTTGGTATTAGCATTTCTTCCAAGGATGTTGCAATGCTCATGGTACTTCTTAAGATTGCAAGATCCAGGAAAAATGACAGATACGCTGATAATTATGTAGACATTGCAGGCTATGCAGCTTGTGCAGGAGAACTGACAGATGCTAGATAATGCAACAATTGCGCAGTACGTGCAAGGCCATGAAGGTCTTTCATTAAAGCCCTATTACTGTACAGCTAATAAGCTTTCAATAGGCATTGGAAGGAACTTAGATGATCGTGGTATTACCAAGGAAGAGGCTCTTCTGCTCTTTGCAAATGACTTAAGGATTGCCTGTTCAGATCTCTACAGAGTTTTTGGAGATGACTTCAAAGGGTTTCCTGACAATGCTCAGTTAGTCTTTATTGATATGATGTTTCAATTAGGTTTCAGCAGATTCTGTGGCTTTTTGAAAATGATTGACTACGCTAAGGCAGGTAACTGGAAAGAAGCTGCAAGAGAGCTGATGGATTCTAAATACGCTAAGCAGGTTCCTAACAGGGCCAAGCACAACGAAGAGCTTTTACTTTCTATATAAGGTCTCAAGAGTCTAAAAAGATCCCCCTCTTACGAGGGGGTTTCTAATTACCTGTTAGGCGGTAAAGGTTGTACAGGAGGAATCCTGTTAGCCTCCTCAGGCTTTAAAGTCTGCGGTTTAGGTTCTCCTTGAAGTTTAACAGGCTTTCCATTCCAACCAGACTTGTAGTGAGACACCTTAACCTCACCGGACTTTCCAGCTTTTGCAACTGTAGAGCCCTTCTTAACCTTCTGACTGTCTCCTACAACACTCTTCATGCCTGTGCCATCAACAGACCAGAGAGAGCCTTTGGCGTCTTCGATAAGAACTGCAGAGGATCCTCTACCGTATTGTCCTTGGAAGATAACAGTACCTGAGACAGGGGCTTTTACGTCATCATCTTCCTTGCCTTGTACAATCGCTCTGTTATCCTTGAACGTTATGGAGGAATCTTCAATGACTTTGAAGTTACCCTTCTCATCAGGCTCTACAGGCTTTGCTTCAATACTACCAGGGAACTTCACAGAGGTACCTTTTCCGCCCTCACCAAGTAAAGACCCTGCAACAACATCAAGAGGTGTGTCTCCGTATTGGTAGAGTGCGTTGATAGCCTCCTCAGATGGTTCAATACCTTCAATGACGAACTTAGAGCCATCCTTAGCCTTTACTGTTGCTTTGTTGTTCTCTACATCAAACGTAACAGTTCCTTCTACAGGCGAGATAATGTTCTTTACACCTTCATCTAATACAGTAATCTTAGAGCCTTTGATATCGGTTCCTGTTGAAGTTGCATCAGGTATCACAGATTGAGCAGTGTTCATCGGCAGGCTCTGCATAGCTCTTTCAAAGCCAATCTGAGACTGTAGCATTCTTGCTTCATGTTCTGCTCTGTCTCCTGTGAGATATGTAATGCCTCTTCCAGCCACTTCTAAAGCAGATTTACCAGCTCCTACAATGGCTTCACCAACTGCCATGGATTGCTCAGGAGACATCTGCATAGGTTCTGTGGATGACAGGGAGTATAACAAGGCTCTGTCAGCAGCACTGTCTGAACTAAGAGGAGACACGCTGAAGCCTTCTCTGGAGCTCTTCAAAGCTTCTTCAACAGCTCTGATATCCTCTGCAGACATTCTCATGTTCCCTCTAACGTTTGTGATGTTTCCTCTTTCTCTGTTGATCTGGTTGAGTCTAAAGTTCTGAGCTCCTTCAGAATGTTCAATCTGATAACGGTTAAACTGATCTCTTAAGACATCCTTTTGATCATAGTAGTATAACTCTTCAAGCTTGTTATAGCCTGCTTGAATGATTGCAGAGTTACGTCTGATAAGCTCTGAATCGCCATCTCCAAGAGTAATCATCTGGCCTGCTTGAGTTGCATCGATAAGATACGGTTCAGCTCCCCAGACTCTTCTTGGAATGTAATAGTGTACTTGGCCATCCTCTCCAATCTGGATAAAGCCTTCACCATCTGTGGCCTTATCTGTTCCTGCTGTGATATATCCGAAGACACTATCACGTTCTCTGTCTCTGGCTGAATAGGATACATCCTCAAGATCTCCAGAAGTTAAAGTGCCTTTAGAGTCTGTCCAAGCTGCAAGAGCTGCATAGAAGTTACCACCAAAGCTCTCTTTGGGTTTTGATTCTGTCTCTTGGATAGCTGTTTCAAGGGTCTGAGCCTGACCATTGGAGATGTTTGTCTGAGCGTTAGGATCTCCTTTACTATCCAAATAGAGTTCGCTTACTGTTTTTGTAAGGAAGAAGTTCAAGTCCTTTGTTGCATATGTGACAGGACCTTGACTAACGATCTGTGTTGACAAGTCTTTAAAGTTCACCTTAGCAAGCGTATTGAGGATATTACCGAACCTTGAATCGTTTCTAGCAGCAATATCAGCACCTTTCATTGTAGCTTCTTTTTTACCAGGAAGAGTAACTGTAAAGTCTTTCTGTAAGAACTCATTCAGAGACAGCTGTTGTCTAAGCTCATTCTCTCTTGTCATGGCATCTTTAGAGACCTCCATAAGACCTGCAACGTATTCTGCTTTCTTTGCTTCATCTCCTGTACCAAGCAAGGCAGCTCGTTGTATCGATAAAGCTCTTGTAACAACCTTCTGTGCAACTGGGAAAGACCATCCTCTGTTGTTTGCAAGCTCTCCTATCATATGGTTAGAATACTCATTGAGCATAACTACAGGATTCTTTCCTTGATTCTGTACAAGATAGTTTGTAAAGCCATTCTGAATATCCAAGTATAGACTGTTAATGCCTTCTGAGTACTCTGTGTCGATTGCTTTTGATTGCTGTTCAGAAGACATGTTGCCTACAGAGGTTACAAAGTTGTCTCTGGCAGCCTGTCTGTTTAATACACCAACACCTGCAAGGTACTTAGCAGCTGGAGTAGCATCAGGACCCAAGACAGATTCTCCTGCAGTATTGTACAGATCCATTCTAGCCCAGTCAGAGGCTGCTTCACGCTCATTTATCTTTGTGATGTTGTCAAAGTGAGGTTTGTATCCTGCAAGTTCCATCACTCTGTTCATAGCTTCAACATCTCCTCCGGCAATCTGTAATGCAGCTTTATGAAGTCCCTCATCAAAGGCTTGGAATTCGATCTCATCCATATTCTTTGCAGCTACTTCACCAGCAGCATTTTTATACAGATCAAACAGATCAGCGTTATAGGCCTTACCAGACCCAGAACCTCTGCCAGAGCTTTTGACCGTATTGTCCAGCCATTCACCAAGACCTCCTGCAACTCCTGAGATGATTGCTCCAGGTCCTACAGGGCTTTGATAGTCCGGTGTGGTCGTCATAGCCTGTTGAGTATGTGTAACGTCTCTTACAATTTCTGCCATATTATTCTCCTTTATTGTACAAAATCTTTATGAAGTTATCTCCGTTCAAGCCAGCTGCTTCAATCTGTCTCAGGAACATTCTCTTCTTTGCATCGATATTAAACTTCTCTGAGGCCTCATTCATTGTATCATTCAATATCTGTGCCTGTTGCAGTTCATGCAAGCCTGAGAGTTTGATGATCTTGAAGTAGAGGTTGTAGTCTCTCTCAGAGCCTGTTCTCAGGTATCTCATCAGCATTTCATAAGCAGCATCTCTACATGCTTTAACTGATTCAGCACTTTCTGAAGACTGTGTCCAAGCCTTTACAAGCTCTTTGCTTGTCAAGCTATTGAAGCCCAGAGCATACAAGGTTGTTCTCAGCTTGCTGTTGTAGTACTCAGTCAACTCTCCTTTGGTATTAAGAGCTCTTCCAGTTTTCCACAGTCTAGCTCCTAAGTACAGTCTGACAGAACTGGGGAGTTTTCCTTCAATCGCTAATGACTCAATCGTGTCTCCCAGATCACTGATGTTTGCTTCACCGATTGCAGTATCTCTTACGTACTTCACAATCTCAAAGAATGAAGACAAAGCTTTACCAGCTACCTGAGGAGCTGCAAAGTCTAACTGAGCAAGACCAAGGATGCTGTCAAACATGTCAAAGTATTCAAGAGACAGAGGCTGTGCAATATCCATATCAAGACCAAAGACATCTGAGAAGTAATTCAACAGACCTTTTTGAATGAACTCGGTAATCTCATTACGTTCTACGTCTGTTGCATCAGTGTCTTTAGGATCGTGGAACAGATTGTACACGTTTGTTCCAACCCACGCAGCTGCTCCAGCTCCCAGCATACCTTCAGTACCTGTTAAAGCCAATGTACCAAGACCCAGTCTAGCTCTTTGTGCAGCTGTAAAGTCTTTATTGAACAGGACAGACTCTAACCATCTCATGCGATAGCCCATGAACTGGAACAGAGTCTTCTCAATAGATCCTCTCTGGACTCTAGCAAGGCCTGCTGCATCCATGTTCAAGAACAGGTCATTAGCGTAACGAGACACAGAGAGTCTCTCAGCAGCTGACATCTTCTTACCATCAAATCCTCTGGCCTTTAAGGCTGTTAAGAATGCCATAGATCTGTTCTGCATTTCACCAGAATTGAAGAAGAGCATCGATATCTTATTGAATGTAGAGCTTGTTGAGGCTCCTTTCTCAATGAAACCACCAGCAGTACCGTGCTCAAAAGCACCCATCTCAATAATGTTACGAGCATTCTGCAACATTGTGGGATTGTTCTTGTACATCTTGTAAGCAGTCTTAAGAGCCTTTGTCTTATTTCCTCCAGAAGACATCAAGACATACGTGAGAGACAAAGAGTCTTTTGCAGCAGATGCAGCTGCTTTGGGTTCCAGTAAAAGGATTGCAGCATCTGATCCCATCTGCTTCCACAGCTGTGAGATATTGCACATACCAAGGTACCAGTGGCTGGCAAAGGCTCTGGCAGATGTCAAGTAGTCTTTCTCAGCAATCTTGAACCAGTTGACTCTAACGCTATGTGCAGCTTCTTCAGAGATCGGAAGAATCTTTTCAGCAGCTCCTCCAACCCATTCCATTAACCTCTTGAAGTTATCTGCAAGCATTGTATCAAGCTTTGTAGGAACTCCACGAATTGCTGCGTAATTCAACTGTGCTGTCTTAGCCATTCTAGAGACATCAGAGCCATCTTCAATGGCATTGCCACTTATAAGGGCTTCTCTTGCAGTAAGCTTGTATCCTCTCGGCTGTCTTATAGCTCCTTTATAGGCTCTGTAGAATCTATCTGCATACATCTCTGTGAAGTCATTCATATAGCCACCATAGACCATATCATTCACAAGATATCTCAGTTGCATTTCAAAGTCCACTGGCTGAGCTTTTTCAAAGTCCCAAGTAAGAAGCTCTCTACCAGTTCTCATCAGTCTCTTTTCTTTTGCTTCATTTGAGATTGCTTGATAGTGGCTGTTACGAGAGATTCTTTCCATCTCATCAAACCCTACAAGGTCATCCACTCCAGAGTCTCTCAAGACATTGTAAGACTTCAAGATCTTATCATTCTTTACAACCTCAAGAGAATTCTCCATATGTGTAAAGTCCATACCACGTTTTTCAAAGAACTCTCTGAATCCACTTGCATCTCCAAAAGGAGCCTTGTGGAACTTAGCAGCAGCTATTGCAGCAGTTGCTTCACTGTCTTTACCGGATATGATGAGACGCCTGATCTCTTCAAGCTTATTGCTCAGTCTAGTCATTCCTGCAAGGTCTGGATCAGTAAAGAAAGTATTGACTCCAACGATCTTGTCACCTTCCATACGGAGCTGTTTCAAGAATCCTCTGTTTCTTTGGTAGTAGTTACGACCACCTGCAACATAGCTTGTAACAAACTCTGGAAGTTCATTGATGACTGTTCCTTTTGGATCTAACAGGTAGTAGAAGGTCCTTGCACCATAGCCATCTTCAGGACTCAAAGAGCCTTCAATGAGTCTATAACCATTATTAAAGAAGTACTCCCATTGCCCTCTTTCAATCGTATCAACACCTACAATTGTTGCATCCTCAAGATCAACGTTATTGATGATAAGACCTCTGCCAGAGCTCTTTACAGTATCTCTGAGTTCAGTCCAGCTATTTATGTTAGGTACAACTCTACCAGCTCCTGCAATCCTTTTACCGTTGTATGTGATTGACTTGGCTCCTCTAAGAGACAGATCAAGTCTTGTTGCTTCGTTTCTAAAGTAATCATCAACATCGTTGATGACTCTCCAGTTTGTGTAAACCTTTGTCATCTCAGGAGTCCACCCAGATGCAAGGAGCTGCTCAGGTGTGTAGAATGCTTCGTATCTTGTAGAGACATCAATGGCACCCTGAACAATCTTTCTTTCGTTCTTTGCAAGAGCATTCCAAGATGTCATAGCACTGTTGTACAGTTCTCTTGCTTGTGAATTGTCCATTTCTCTAGCAACGTGAGCAATCTGAATATCCTTCGGATCTGAAGTAGCTGTTGCAACACTGCTAAGGACACTTCTCCAGCCTTCCTGTGTCTTGTCTTTGAACTCACCAGCTTTTTGAAGTCTGTCAAAGTTCAACGATCCAAAGCCTTTGTTTGTGTCAATGTACAGAGTTGTGTAGTAGACTCCGGTATCCTCATCGATGCCATAGTTGACTCTATAGCCTTTAACAACTGAAGGATCTGATGATGCCTTTGTAAGTTTTTTACCTCTCTCAACAGCATTCAAGAATCCTGTATCAAAGTCCTTTGGTCTGTCTCCTAAGGGGTAGTTTTCAAATCTGACAGATCTATATTCAGCATCATTGACAGGGTTCTTTAGCTTTACTGCGATGGTAATGTTTCTATCTTCCTTTGAGAGCATGATGTTACCGTTGTCAAATGCACTCAAAATCTCTTTGATACCGATACCTCTACCAGCACCAATGATCTTATCAGCTCTCAATGTGTCAATGAGAGGTCCTGCAGCAAACTCTCCATAACCTTCTCTGAGCAGTGTTCTAAGGTGCTGCTCTTGAGACACAGTCTTATTAAAGACCTGATTAGCTTCCTTCTCAATCTTAAGACCTAAAGAGTACACTTCATTTCCTTCAGTAGCAGATGCTTCTCCTACAGGGTGCAGAGCATGGTCTGTGTAGTCTACATAAGCCCCTTTCTTGTTTGAGTACTTCCAGGGCCTTCCCTTTTCAGTAGGAGCACCTAACTGTTCTTCAGCAATCTCAGCAAGCTTTGCTCTGTTCTTTGTGGCCTTTGCTCTGCTAAGAGGAAGATTCTCATAGGCTCCTTTTAAGACATTGACACCCTTTAAAACTTTGTTGGAGCTATATTTGACGATACTGTCTCCAAAGGGTATAGCAATGTCTGCAGTGCCTCTTACAGTATGATAAAGAGCTTCTGCTTTCTTACCTGCTGCCAGTGCTTTAGCCCCTTTACCGATCAGCAAAGTACCTGGAATGACTCCGGTAATTCTTAAAGTATCGTTCAACGATTCTGATCCAGGACTGAACTTGAGCAAAGACTGAACAATCTCTCTCTGTATCCACGGATCTACACCAGCTTCATCCCATTTATTCTCAATGTCTTTGAGGGTTTCGATGAGGCTGAGAGGAGAGACCTCTCCATTACTCACAAGACCCATCATCGTTGTTCCAAAGGCAAGCATCATATCATCGTAAGAGTACTCATCAATATCTTTAAAGCCAATCGCTTTGAGAGCATTTGAAACTCTTATAGTGCTAGAAAAGGGTAGTGTATCAACAACAAGGTTCTTTATAATGCTTGTCTCTTTTCTGTCAATGGCCCTTGAAAAGTCTTCAAGAATGGCTGCTTTCTCATTGTAAATCTGTTCCCATCTTTGGAAGTCTATAGAATTGTAACCATTCTCTGGATTATCTGTATAGGATTGTGCAAGTCTCTCTCTAGCTGCAGAGATTGCAGCAGCATGCGGTACTTCTTCTCCGAGACTATCAAGCTTGGCAAGACCTAAGGCTTTCAGCTCAACGGTTTTAGAGCCTTCTCCGGTTCTTGCTAAGTCCAAGACAGAGCTCTTTAAAGAACCTTCTTCCTCTGCTTTAATCCTTGCAGATTCTCCACTGTTAAGAGCTTGCCAGTCATCAAGAGTATTTATAGAGTAAGGATCCTGACCCAGATCAATTGCAATGTTGTTCATATACAGCTGATCAGGTGTAGACAATTGCTTAGGAGCAGACACGTCCAGAAGTTCATCAAGAACTGTTCCGCTTGCTTTGCTTTGTTCATCTAAGATCGTTTCAAGTACTGACATTCTTTAATCCTTTATTGAACTCTATTGTATTGTGACACGCCTTGAAAGACTGGAGAGGCTATTGAACTCCACAAAGCAGTCTGTTGCAGACCACTTTGAAGTGCTGTTGAATACGCAGAGCTAGACAACGCTTGTGCAGCCAGTTCTTGAGTAGGCGTATATGGCCCAACACCGTATGCAGTAGCACCAGCAGCAGATGCAGATGCAAAGGATGCACCAACTCCGAAAGCCATTGAAGCCAATTGCCCAGTAGCCAAGGTGGTCTGTGCAGCTTTTGCATAGCTTCCTGCTTTCTTCATATAGCTGTTGTACAGTTGGACAAGTCTCTGGTCATTCGCTGTGTATTGAATTGAATAGGCTGTCTGACTACCTATGGAAGACAGAGCAGATGTTGCCAAAGAACTTGTCTCAATGCCATAGGCTGCAGAAGCTGCCAAAGACCCTGCTCTGGCCATTCTTGCTTGTCTCAGTAGTGCAAGGTACGAGGCCTCTTGTGCATTCCTCTCACGCTGTTGCTGAACCTGAGCAGCTTTCTTGGCATTGCTCTTGGCCTTCTTACCCAGTTTAAATGATCCAAAGACTCCACCAACTGCAGAGCCTATAGAGCCACCTACAAGAGCACCTATCGCAGTTCCTACTCCAGGAATGACTGAACCTATCCCAATTCCCAGAGCCGCTCCTGCTGCTACCGAACCTTGTCCTTGTACTGTTGCTGATGCCATTGTCAAATTCTCCCATCATTCTTGAGGTCAAAGACAAGCCCTTCTAAGATGAACTGAGATCCTTCTACGGACTCTAGCTTGATCTGATAGGCTTTTCCAAGGCCTCTTATGTTTGTCTTGTTCACGATATAACCGTTATCTAAAATAGTCTTTCTAACAGGTCTATACAGCTCTGTAGGACTGCTCCATTTACCGTATCTTCCAGAGGTTCTCCAATCCCAGAGAATGCTTCCTTGACAGTTTGAAGGGTAGATGTAGTCTCCTGTAGTAAGCTCTCCTACTTCAGTTCTTCTAAAGTATGTGATAAGATACGGCATGTTCTTTGTATGAACTGTATCAGGCAATCTTCTACCAGTATACTGCGACGTTGTTGTAGCATTCATAGGATGACTGATGAGGTAGCTATCAAAGTGGTACCCATCTCCACTCCAGTCTCCGGCTGTCCAGTCCTTTAACAGGTTATTTCTGAAGTCTCCGAAGGTTACCTTTCTGTTTGCTGTATCAAGACACATAAGCACTGAAGACTCAAAAGTAAACTCCTCAGAATCGATAGGATTGTCTGCAAGAATTGCTACACCGTTGTCATCAAAGATCTCGTAGACATTCTGATCAGGTCCACTTTCAAGAGATCCCCAGCGGGATGTAAAGACGTCAGAGGATTCGGTAACAAATGAAAAGCCTGTTGTCTGATCTCCAAGCATTGCTGTGTAGATTGAGACATCTGCGAAGTTTGTAGAGGACACATCAGTCCATGTAACGCTTCCCCAATCGTTGATAAGATCTGCTGCTAAGTCTGGCAGGTTTTGTGCAGTATAACCTGAGTCAGGCAGTTCATACTCTCCTACAAACCCTGTAGAGGCTGCTTGAATCTCTCCATCGCTCATTGAAGTAGGCCACAGACCTATCCACATTTTTTCAGAAGACAACCAAGATCCTGTTGGAGTGTCACTGCCATTCACTGTATGAATCACATTGTAGTCACCAGGACTGTTACAAGACACAGCAATCTGTACAGCATCTCCGAGCTTATAAATAACCTTTGACTGGCCTGCTTCAAGATCTGAGAAAGCACTGAAGTCGCATCTGAACAACAGACCACTCTTGGAGATGTCAATGCCTCCTATAAACTTTGTATATTCACCCTCTTGTACTGCATAGGTGTTGTTCGAGGCAATGACAGGGTATTCTTTAACAGCTTTGAACGGAGCCTTGACAGATAATCCAGAAACAACTTCAGGCAGTTCGTGGTCCGAAGCATCTCCATCGACATCGTCAATCTTTGAGACAATCTCTTGAGGTGCAAAAGAACCTCTTTGAATATCATACACAAGACATTTATTCAGGTTTCTTGGGTTTTCTTCATCTCCAGGGTAGAACCAGTATATCTTCTTCTTGGAGCTGCTGTACACACCCTTACACCATTTGTGCTGTGTATTAGAGAGCTTACCATACCATGTCAGAATCTTATCAGTAGAAATGTCCTGTACAGCAAGACCTTGTTCATTACTTCCCAAGACATTGATGCCTGTAGTACCCCAGTAAAAGACACCGAACTCTGTATTCACAAAGCTTTGAGGAGCCTGTGTAGGTACAGACCCAAGCGTTCCAGCAGAATAAGCAGTTGCTGTAAAGATGTTGTTGGCAGTTCCTGTAATGTACGCATTACCTCTTGTACCGAAGATGAACAGGTATTGTCCATACTGTGCAAGCTTGATACCATCACCAATCTCAGGAAGACTGATAAGACCACCATCCGTCTCAATCACATCAGACATCTCTTCAGACGTAGGATCTGCCTCTGTGAAGCACTGATCAGCTTTTGATATATCCTCTGCAATCACTTGAGAATACAAGAGGGTGTCACCAGACAGATAAAAGATACGACCAGCATATGCGCACAAGTCTGCCACATAAGGCTTACGAGGCTTTGCATCAGGTACTTGAGACTTTGCATCAGTTGCATTAGGCGTTGTAGGATCTACCAGAGTGAATGAGGTATCCACAATATCTTGAAAAGCTATACCAAGCTCAGAGCAGAGATTCGAGAAAGCTTGTACAAGACTGCTAACAGAGACTCTCTCCTGATTGAAGTATTTCAGCTTCTCATGTCCTCTACTGGCTGGAGAATTGCCCAAGGTCATGTTGATGATATTCTGAGGCTTGAAAGCACTTGTCTGATCATCCTTCAGCATCTGTTGAGCAAGGTTATTTCCAGGGAAAGCACCAGGACTCTGAGCGTTGTAATAGTCTGCAATGAGCTTAGGAGTCCAGCCTTGATTCAACAAATTGTACAAGTGTGCATAAGACATCTTTGTAGGTTGATCATCTACTGCTAAGAAGTCTGTTGCACCTACATGAGTGTCTCTGATCTGCAACTCCAACTGACTCTTGTACTGATAAGAGCTTCCACCTGCAAGTGTACAGGAGTAATCAACTGCACAGGTCTCTGTAGAGTGGTTCCACTGACACATGCCTTCTCCATGGAATCTCAACTGTGTCCCTCTGAATGCTGTACCAGATCCTGAAGGAGCTGTGAAGATAATGTAATCATCTACGTAGCCACCATTACCAGCTGTAATGTCTCCTCCGCTTGTATGAATGCCCCATCCAATAGGAGTACCATCAACGTACTTAGGAGCTGCTACAATACCTTGATTAAGAGATGCAGGAAGATCATTCCACCACTGAGCATACTGGGTAGAACACATCAACCAAGGACCTGTAGAACAGTTACCAACTGCTCCGGCATTCCAATCCTGAATAGTTGTTCTGCCTACACTAACACCGTTGAGATAGAACTCTCCAAAGCCATAACCAGCAAATCTACCCTTTTTAGAGTTCCAGATACTGACAGGTAATGTACCATGCGGAAGAGTCTCTGCAGGTAATCTGGGATCATCAGGGTCTTGAGCAGCTCTTAAGTAAAACGGTTTAATAGCTTTAGAGGCTACAAAGATACAACCGTATGCTGCTGTAAAGTTGCAACGTTCTTTCTTGTAATCATCGCTCAAAGGATTCAGAGCATACGATACAAGATCCAGAGTGTAGGACTCTTGATATTTGCTGAAGGGCTGACCAAGGTTCTTGTAGAATATCAGAGTTCCACCAATCTGACAGACAATGTAAGGAGCTCCTGTGTATGTATCAGCCTCATCAGGGCTGTTGATGTCTGTCCATTCTATACATTGGAATGCAAGGTCGTTAATGCTTGTATCAAGCTGTTGATTGCTGAACTTGTAGCCTTCTTCATAGTCCACACCAGGTCTTCTGGAACGACTTCCATCAGCTCTGATCATCATGTTGCATTCATCTTTTGTAAAATCTGTGGAGTCTACAATACCAGATAGTTCTGTATTAAGACCTCCCAGAAAAGGAGAAGAAGACATCAAAGAGTTTGTAGAAGTCCCTACTCTACTTTTGTTGCTTGCCATTTACGGTATTCCTTTCTAGCCTTCTCTTTGATATGCTCTGGTGCATTGCTACAGCCTTTACCAACACCAGAGGCTTTGTGTCTTGCTTCAGCAATCTTCTTGGCCCGTGTAGCTAATGCCCAAGCCCTACGAAGAGTTGTCAAAGACATGTACCCACCTTCAACACCTTCAGCGTAGTACATGCCATCTCTGAACTCATAAGGAACTGAGACATCATTCAAAGACAGCTCTGTAGTTTCTCTTGCTAGACTCTGAACAGGATTCTGTTGTTCCATCTTGTGTTACCTCTTGTAAAGCTTTTTGATTTGTTTGTCGTGTTCAAGAACAGCTTCTTTCCCTTATCATATTCAAGCTGGTTAAGATTACCACGAAGCTCCATGTCAGCTGCGGTCTTTGCACGGCTTAATAGAATAGCAAATTGCTGCTCTTGAAGATCTGGAACAAAGGAGTCATCGAGCTCAAAAGCAGGCAGAGTATGCCCGTAGCAAATACAATGACGTCCCTGTAAAGTACTTTCAAATTCACTGTTGTAGCTATCAAAGACCAGGTACTTACCAGACATGATTGTGTAGTAAGAAGGGTCTTTATCAGTCCTTATGTTGTATACAGCACCAGACTCAGCATCCGTAACAGTCTCTACAACATCCAAGGTTGTATCAAGACCTAAAGTCCAGTCAATGAACTCCATAGGCTCCATATACTGAGGACTGTAGATTTTACCATCTTTATGAGTGTATTTAACAATGTCCAATGTGAGAGCTTCATCCGGTATGATCAGGCATGTCTTTGCAGATTCACTGGAGGAGCTTTGAAGCTGAAACAACTCCAACGCAGTTTGAATCTCTTTGGACAGTATCATCTCCTCATACGTCTCTTTAATGATCGTTGCAATCTTTAAAGATTCATCTGTGTCATGGATAGAGTCGACTTTGTCAGCATTGACAAACTCTGCAACTCTCTCTGTCATCTCTTGAAGGTTCATTGGCATTCTGTATAGTCTCCAATTAGGTCTGTATTATAGCACATTATTGATAATTTGTCAAGACTTTTTTATCTTCATTTGCACTTTGCAGTGCTGAGACAGTCTTGACAAAGCAGTTGATGATGCTCTTGTTATTGCTTATCTGACATTCTACCCTGTTCTGTAAAAGTAAAACTGATGGTACCGTCTGAGTCCCTCTGCAATTGCTGCAAGAAGACAACAAGATCATCAGACACAGGGTTAGCAAGGCAAGCATCATCAATCTTTGATAGTTTTGTAAGTTGTTTTTGAAGTCGTTCCAGTTCATTTCTGTTTCTTTCCTCTTTCTGTTTAGCTGCTTGCAGGTTGGCTTCTATCGTTTTCTGTAGAAGACTGTTCTGCTGTGTGAGTGTCTGTACATCATCGTGAAGGGATTTCAAGAAGAAAAGCAGAACCGCAATAATAACTACACAACCTGCAAGAACTTTGTACATCAGATCCCTTTCCAGACACTCAACAATTCAGTCAAAGACAGGCCCAAGACAGAACAAGCCAGGACAATGATTGCAGTGATTGTTATCTTGTCTCCGAACTTCTCCCAGAACCTTTGCAGCCATGTCCCTCTTTCAATGTACTGTATAACCTTATCAAGCTTTACTTCCATTGATACAACCTTAGAAGACAACTCAGTGAATCCTCGTTCAAGCTTTATCATACGATCTCCTTGCTTCTTTGTATCTGCAACAACTTGTTCAAACACTATAGCAATCTCCTCCGGCATCTTTTCCTTAAGCACTGCTAAGGCTGTTTCTGTTTTATCACACATTAGTTAGTCCTCATAAGCTGTAATGTTTCTTTCTTGTATTTCTCAAGCAGTGCTTTCGTCTTAGGATCTTTGCAGATCTTGGCCATCTTTTCGTATCTTAAAGCTTGCTTAGCAAGATGGAGAAGACTCTCTTCTTTACTGATGAGAGCTTCTCTGGCCTCTGCCTCTGCTTTCAAAAATCCATCTAAAAAAGGATGATCCATTACTTCTTCTTCCTTTTTCTAGCATTAGACAGAGCAATTGCAACAGCTTGCTTCTGAGACCTTCCAGATCTCTTGAGCTCTCTGATATTCTCTGAGATTACTTTCTTGCTCTTACCACTCTTTAACGGCATTCACGGCTCCTAAACATTGACAAAGTACTCATCAACGAATGAACAGGCAACACCATCATATGTCAGCGTGTCAGTTGAGTTTTTGTACGTATAAGTGCTTGTACTGTTTTCTACAGCTATCGGAAGCTTCGTAGTCTTTGAACTATCAAAGGTTGTGTAGTAGATTGTACCAGTAACTTCTCCATTCTCATACTGAGACACAGGTACTGCAATAATGTAATCGTTTGATTCATCGTAAGAGCCTCTGTAGATTCTACATCTTGTACCGACCTTTGTCAGAGTACTGACGGTGTCATAGTCTGTATCAGTAAAGACTAACTCATATCCCAGATACGGTGCCATGTAGGTCGTTTCAGTTCCTGCAAGGGCCATTCCAGAGATATTTGAGCTCAAGCTATTCGTACCACAGACATACATTGTCAGGGCTTTGCTTTCGCCTGATACAGTCTGTAGAGAAGCTGCAGAGACATCGGTATCGTTAATGTAGATGGTGCTTCCTAAATAGGTCCATTTCACATCTCCACCGTTTCTTAAGCCTGTTGCATCTCCAAGGGCTCTCCATGCTTCAGTACCGTTCACTTTGAGGTAGAAACCTTTAAGGTCAATAAAGCCATTCCAGACTGTTAGAGCCTGATTATTGGCACGTGCACCAATTGAGAACTTGGACGAACCAAGGAATCGAGGGATTGAAGAAGAACACGCCTTTGTCTCGTTTAGCGTATATTCATCATCTTCAGCAGTCTTATAGTATGAGGAGACATTTGTACCATCATAGACCCATTTTAACCAGTAGTCTTTATTGTTTTCTACAGATGTCACTGCGTCAAAGTTATAATAGGTGTCTCCATCATAGAAGACCAGCTTTATTGAAGACGGTTGACCCTCAATAAAAGGTCCATTCGTCGTGTCATAGTTGACCCCGATCCAGTTCAGTATGCGACCATTTGAATTCCATGATACAGGTGTTTTCACCTTTACAGCGAGTTCAAATGATGAAACGGTTCCTGCCGCATAATCAGAGAAAGCCGTTGATACTAGATAACTTGATGTGCCAAACACGGCAGCTTCATATGCACTATCTACCCTTGTTGAACCTGTAACTGTATAATTCAATGTCGGGGAAGCGACGTTTAACTTTATGTCTTCGACTTTGTCCCCAAGCAGAACATCGTTCAAGTGCGTAAGGTAAACCGGATGGTTCAGGTTCACTGTCGCATCATAGGTTCCGGTCGGTGTGTTGAGTGCCGACAGGACAGGCTTTGCAGAACCGTTGTATGTTGTTGCAAAGATGTTGCACTTATTACCAACAGTCTGCCCATAATACAAATGCGTCAAAAAGCTGGTTGTATTGTCCATAAAGATTTGAGTTGTACCATTGTTGTAATAGCCCCTCGTCATATCGATAGAGCCTTCATTGGTATAAATAGTCATTATAGGCAGATACGCTATATTGGCATATGGAGTGCTTGCATAAGCTTCTGTTGTAGCAACGCCTTGCGTTCCTCCATCAGTTGATACAATATTATAAGAGGCAATGCGCTGTATATTAAAAGATGACAACGATGTCGAAGGAGCAGTTGAGAATGTCAACAGATATGCAGAGCTTGTGTAGATGTTGAACTTATCAAATCTCCAATCCCCGTCCTGACCTACTGCAGACTTTGTTGCGTTTTTAGAGCTTGTTAAATACGTATAGGACGAAGACCCAGAGGACTTTACAAATACGTTCATGTAAGAATCATATTGAGTCCCAGAGGATGTTGAAGGTCCTTTCAAGACAATTCTTGTTACACCATAGAAAGACTCTGTCAGTGTCTTTGTAGCACCTGTTGTGTTCATCTTGAATAAGACACCATAGCAGTTAAGTCTATCTTCTGTCCCAGTGAATCTTTGTATAATGTCCATTACGGTTCTCCTCCGTTTACCTTTACGTGCATGCCGAAGACCTTATCTACATCTGACCATTCGTAGTCTGGATCTTGAGCAACGCTAACAGTAATATCTTTGAAATGTGTATCGTCATATGCGTCTGTTGAGTCGCTCACTGACGAGACAAACCCTGTAATTGTACCATCAACAAAGAACCAGGGCTTTACTGGATAAGCATAATATGGAGCAGCTACTGGAGCCCAGAAGTCGAACTTTTTATTAACCATTACAAGTTCGTTGCTGCCTGTTCCAATACCGCAATAGCTTACAATACCTAAGTCCCAGTTGACTTGTAGAGAGACAGGGTTTGCTACACTCGCTAGTTCCTCTTTCCTGAACACGTCTGGCAGTCTACGTATCTTGTCAGTACTCTTATCAAGGATCAAGTGAGCAACACAGTTCCCGAGTCCTTCATAATTGTATCCAGGCGCAGTATATGTCATAAAGATCTCAACATAATCTCCAAAATCTTTTGATCTGATAGAGGGAATCCAACCACCGGAATAATAGCTCTGATCAGGAAATCCAAATCCGTTGTCACCTGAACAAATCGCCAATGCATTCGTCGCATCTTCCAAGTACTGAAGTGTCCAGATAGTATCTGCTTTGATTACTTTGTAGACTTTCCACACCTGTGTAGAGCTTGTGCCGCTATCTGCAATGAAGTAGTCAACATTATCATCAAGGAAGATGAGAGACCCTGTATATGCAGCACTGGGACGTGCAGTTGTCAGAACCGATGTGTCTCCTGTTATGTTATACACAGTCGTTGTAGGAGCACTATAAGACCTCACAGTGTTCTGGTGTATGATATACCAGTCATCTCCCATTTTTGAAGGGATTGTATAGTATGTCGTGTCTGCGTTTGTCGCTCTGTATGTATAAAAGTCTGTGCCGTTTTCAATCTTTCCAACATAACCATTCCCAAACGCGTAGTGACTGTTCACGTATGAAAACGTACCGTGTCTTGCGTTCTGATCTCCACCCGTTGCAGTCTTTTGAGTGTATGTTCCATTCTTATAAATACCAGCAGAGGATGATTTCCAGCCTTCTGTTGAGGTATAGGTGCTTCTCCATGCAAATCCGATATTATCTCGATAGTCCACAAAAGTCCCTGCATCTGAACTCGACAAAGATTCAACAGTTGCTGTTGTGCCTATCACACCATCAGAGATAGCAACAGTTGCCTTACAGCCGTTTGAGTTATCCCAACGTCTGTAATAGCCTACGATTTGGTCTGAGTCAATGATATGTCCACCAAGAGGCACTGCAGGCCCATTAGCACCCATTGAACGTGTCCAAGATGCTTTAGACTGCGCAGCTTCAACAACGATTTCATCAGACGGAGTCAGTAAGACCTTATCACCTACAGAGACATCTTCTATATCTTTTCTCAAACGAGCCTTTGCAGTATCGCCAACGTTTTCTTGAGCTTTACCAAAGATGACTGTATTAAAGATCATTTCAGAACTCCTATGATAACAGTTACAGCTACTTCAGGTATTGTCTCACAAGTTAACGTTACAGTGTTTGCAGACTGAGCAGACCCATAGATGTAAGCTTCTCCAAAAGCTTTTAAGTTGTCTAATGATGTACTGGCAGGACACACTAACAAGTCACTTGCAGTAGTAACACCATTAAAGGTCAGGTCAACAGATTGTGTAACTTCGTCCCAGTCTGTTGATTCAATTGTATACTGAGCAGACCTATACAAAGGACTGCCAGCAATGATTGTGTCTCCTATTCTAATACTCATAAGGTCTCCTTATAAAATTCTCTTCCAAACATTCACAACAACTGCAGGCGGCTGAACAGTGCTAGAAGCTCCGTAGATAACAGAGGATCTTGAAGCATCAAATTTCAACGTTTTTGCAGGTGTCCAGTAGTCCGGATAGTACCCATTGTTATGTGCTGTAGGTTCATCATAGAACGCTCCAGACGTTGCCAGATCTACAGATGCATTTGACGTGTCTGTAGTATCTCCAACAGTACCTGTAATGTTGGGTAAGCCCGGTTGCAGCGTTGTATTACCGTTTGTACCATTACCTGTCCACAAAGCCTTTCCAGAGCTAACCAAAGTCCAAGCAGAGCCTGGAATGATGTCAGCCATAGGACATGTTTCAGAATTGTTAAATGTCAAGAAGACTGAACCAACAGGCCACATATCATTGAGACGAGTACCAATACTGGCTGCAACAGCTGCAGGAACTGCCGTAGCAATCGCAGCAGCAATCAAAGCATCTGTCTCAGACTTTGAGTAGACATCATCACCTAATGTGGAATCGTCAGTAATCATACAGACCCATTCAGGATGCAGTGTGGCAATGTCCTGGTCTGCATATTCCTGAGCTGTACCTATCCAGTCATAGACGGTCTCTGTAGCTCCTTCTGCTGTGTTCTTATTCGCTGTACCAATTGCAGTGATGATATCATCGTCATCCTTTACAATGGTCTTATCATCAACAGCAACCTGTGAAGTATTGTCATCAGTTAAGATGTAGAACTCTGTAGGTTCTTTTGCAGCATCTCTCCACTGCTGCTTCGTCATAACATTCGCTTTGACTTGTCTAACGTTTGTAACGGTTGTCATCTATTCTCCTTTATTCTGTAGCAGGCAGATCGTACAGCACTGTTGTATTTGTTCCACTAAAACCAGCTGTGACAGATGCCCAAGAACTTATTACGCTCTGAAGATTACTCGGGAAATGCACTGTACAGTCTGATACACCCTGAAGCATGTCGTTAAACTGATTCGTGTAACTGCCAAAACTATCTGACTTCAAAGCAGGGAAAGACAAACTTGTAAGGCTAGTACATCCATCAAAAGCTTTATAAAAGACTGTACTACTAGATACTTCAGACAAAGACGGGAATGATGCTGTTGTTATACCTGTACAGTTTTTGAAAGCACTTGAAAAGGCTTGATCACCAAGGTCAGAAACTGTTGTAAGCGACGGGAAGAAGTCCATCTCTGTAAGGCTTGTACACCCAACAAAGGCTGATCCAAACGCACTAGGGGTTTTTACAGAGACAAGCAGAGGGAACGAAACAGATGTAAGCTCTGTGCAACCTCTACACATCTCGTAGAACTGGCTACCAGTGCCTGATCCAGGTCTTACAATTGTCTCTAAAGCTCCAAAAGTAACCCCTTTAATGTATGAATTGTAGAAGATTGCATCCATTGAATGCGCTTCATTTGCGTTTGTCAAGGCAGGGAAAGAGCATGAAAAGGGCGTCTCATTGGTATCAAAAGCGTGGAAGAACGCATAAGCCCCATCAACTGTCTCAAGATTTGTAAAGGTCAATGTGCTGTTGTAGGGTAAATTACCGCCACGTGTATAACAGAAAGCTCTCTGAAAAGCTCTTCCAGAGACAGACGTAATAACTTCTACATAGCCTTGTAATGCTGCATTGTTTCTATCAACAGCTCCTGTAGCAGGATCTATAACGTATGTCGAGTACTCTTGATGGACATCAACATCTGCAGAAGCATATGAAGCAACGTTGTAAGTTCCGTTAGAGGTTATGGATAACGTTCCTGAAGGGAAGTACTTTCTCTCAAAGAACGCTGGGATTACCTTATTAGCTCCTAAACAAAGTGTGGCCATTTACTACTCCGTATAATCCGTAATAACCAAGGCATACTGCACACCACCCTGAGAAGCCCATACCTTAGCACTGTGCTCTCCTCCTAAGGCCTGTACCTCTTCATCAGTACCTTCAGCCCATATACGAGCATTCGCAGCGTATACAGGAGAATCCAAGATGGCTTGAATGTTTGTAGCAATCGTTGTCAAGTCTGCTGATAATCCAGCAACAGTATCGATATTGACAATATCTCCATAGACAGTCAACAGCTCGTTAAGGTGAGAAGCAAGACCACTCAACTGATCATAGAGACCTTTGGTTGCAACATAACTATCGTTGGCGTCTCTTGCGAAACCTTGTGCAGCATCTCTTGCAGCGGTTGTATCATCCAAAGCAGCTTGCATAACAGGATAGATATGCTCTGAAGCATACACTTGTAAAGCCTGTTGTGCTGCATCAACCAGAGAATCAAGCCGTGCAATGGCCGCTTCAACCTGCTCTATTAAGCTATCGATATATGCTTTTGTAAGAGCGTCATTGTCTTCGAGTGCTGCACCGACATTCACAATCCTCTTACCATTCATATCGATAACTTCCTGCATCTGATTAGGTACGACACCACTTCTTGAAAGGGTGTCGTTGATGGCACGTTGAAGTCTTACGAAGTTCTCATTTAAAGCTACTAAGAAGGCTTGCTCCTTATGTACAACTTGTGTTAGCTCGTTTAATTCTACTTTGTTGGGCATCTATGTTACCTCGGATATACTGCAGTGATAAAGCCAAGAGTCTGTAAAGTTGCGAGAAGGTTGTTTACAACTGTAGCAAGATCTCCATATTTTATCTGCAGAGACGATATCTCGTCAATGCACTCATTGATCTTTTCAGAACTGTTCAATGTGTTTTGATTTGCTTGCGTCCAGTTGGCAGCAGGATCCATAACATTTGTAGCAGACCCTGGCAAGCTCAGTGTATCAAGCTTTATAATCACATTGCCACTTGCTGTAGAAGCTCCAGTCACTTCCTCAGCAGTAAAGTCAAGTTTGTCCAGAGTAATGCTATTCCAAGAGCTGTTTCCTTCCCCATCAGCAAAAGGAACCTGATTAGCCTCTGCAGTAGATGCACCTTTCAGCTCATGCAGTTGAGGGTCTTTTAAATCTTTATGTGCTACACCATGTAAAGCCATTATAAATTCCTTTAGCAAATGGGGAGAGGCTCCGAAGAACCTCTCCTGTTTTGATTAGACGTACTCGACAATCAAGATGGCTTTCAAACCACCCAAAGCAGCGGCAGTAAGTGCGCTCGGAACAGCCGTGATATAGCTGTCTTCAGCCACAACAGTACCGATCAAAGCTTCAGAGTTTGTTCCACCAACTTTGACACCGGCAGACAACGCGACACCGTCCAACAGACCGTCTGCA